CAATCTTCACCTAGCTCTTTTTTAAAACGATAAGACCAGCCGGTTACTAACCATGGCCAGTGTTTTGTAGGAGGTCGTATTTCTGCGTAACTATCTCCAAAAATTCCCAACTGTTTCATAACAACTGTTCACATATCAAATTCATTTGTACCACAATTACATGCGCATAGGCAATGGCATGTGCTTTCTTAAAATAATATTCATCGTTCTCAGGTTTCGTCCAAACCTCTGTCATCACCGTCGTCCATTCTTCCCCAATCAGATAACGTTTCGCAGGTCGTATCATAGCCAAAACTGCCGCTAGTTGTTCCACGCTCTGCGGCTTCATTTCTCTCAAGATTGATCCGTGCCCGTTCACGTGAAACAGCTTTTCCGTAAAGTCGTCTTCTAATAGCAAGTCCCATAGCGGTTCTGTCTCCAATAATTTATTTAAATGTTCTTTACTTTTGACACCTTCATAAACACTTACATTTAAAAAATCTATTTTAAAATAACCTCTGTCTTCTGCTTCTTTGTAATTTATAGTACTTATTCCTGTCACGGGATTATACGGAATACTAGTACAATACACACCAGTATTGTGCTTCTTAGAAGTTCCATCCAAGCTGGCATCGACGTGTTTTAATAACTTTAAAACATGTGTTCTATCGGCAAAGTCAATGTCAATATCTGGCATATTAATAGTCTGTGTGAACCCACACTTTAGGTTCGTCTTTGTTAGGAATATGTACTTCGTTAGTCTCTGGATTAACCAAAGTCCATATATCCGCACATCGATTTTGCTTAGGAATTTCTTCTACAATTTTTCCATCATTTAACAAATATGTTATCATATGTTTGACTCCTTGACTACATCCTTGACTAGTCTAATGTCTGCTGGCATCTTTTTAAATTTACTGACCCAGAACGGAGGATCAATAATCTTCTGTACATGCCCCAGTTGCTCGTCACTGAATTTTTGTAGCATTTCTTTGCCGCTAGTAGAATTTAACAACAACCATGGACTTATTTTTCCATCTTTAATATCGTAGCAGGCTCTACTTAAACTTGCATAATGAAAGTAATGATTCCATTGTGCATTGTGTTCGTCGGCCCATGACATCATTGTTTGGATCGACCTTTGGAGGGCGGTTTCAACTGCTTCTCTTCTAATAAGGTCGAAGACGTAGTCTTCGTAGAGTTCGTCTCTGCACCAGTAGTCCAGTTTGACTCCAGACGTGACCACATAGTTGATAAACTTTTCCGGGTAGAGAGGATTGACATTACTAACAAAACTGCCAAACTTAACAAAAGCGTTATAGTAAGGACTTTTACAAAAATCTTCATAGTTTTTATCTTTACCGTTGGGTTGGGCTTGTTTATAAAACTTTTGAAAAGTATCAAACCCTAGTATAACATGTTTTTCTTTTTGGGCCATATGTCGGCGTTTTTGCTCGCATACATGGACAAACAAAGTTTTCTCCTGCATGAATCCTTTACCGCAATGTCCGCATGTATAAGGTTGAGTAACTAACGACATCATTTCAATTTTTTAGCAATAGTTGCTTCGTCCATACCGTATTTACGTGCTAATACTTTCATTTCTTTATCAGTAGTTAATTGACTTAACATTTCAATTTCATCACGTTTACGATTAGGGTATAATTCTTCTAGGAACTTAATTTTTTTATTATTAGTACCTGTTTTTTTCTTAAATCCAATCCATTCATGCCAGAATACTTTTTGTTTATCATAACTGCACATACACAGTAATGTCCATAAAAGTTTAGGATGTTTCTGCAAATCATTCCAATTTTTATTAAAGTATTCGTTCACTGCCAACACAAAATGTTCTTGGATTTCTCTCGGTTGTCCGCTTGCACTACTGATATAACGATTTAAAATAAAAAGTTCTTGCTTTAGACTCTTTTGTTGGTCAGGAGTCATTTCGTCCCATGCCGCACGGATATTCATGTCAACAAACGCCAACTTTTCTTTTAATTCGATTTTATCACTCACGGAGTTTATCCTTACTTAACTTGTATATCATTATAGCACGATCTAAGGCCTTTTGTAAAGTCACATTGGTTTTTGCTTCTCGTCGAATATCTCCCCAAAGTTTATCCTCCATTATATGATCGTGCAACGGCCTGCCGTCACTTGTTCGTGGATCAAACTTTGGATCAGTTTTATCATAATCCCATCCGACTACTTGTCTAGTACTTGCATCTGCACCAAATTCTCTAGCATACACTGTACTACCTACACGTTCGTGTATGTAGGTTGCGCCAGGTTTAAGACTCCCCATTAAACAACTCCTCTTTTGGAACAATGCGGGCATCAAACGCCATAACTGTCCTATTGCCTATGCCTTGCCATGGATAAACGGTATGCGGTAGATGACTTGGAAACACGATAAAAGTTCCAGGCTCTGGGCTGTATTTCCAAGTGTCAGTCATAACAAATCGATTAACATCCCTAGTTGCTGGTAGTCTAAAAAGTATTTGACTGTCACTGGGTTTACTATTTTCATTTAAAGTAGGAGCACTGATATAAATGTTACCACTGATATTCCCGCCTGGATGTGTGTGCATTTCCTGATAGTCGCCGTCAGTTTGTCTTATGGTCCAAATGCTAGTAACAACAGGTCTGCAAAATTTTAATTCTTCAGTTCCCGACTGTGCTGCCACGATATCCATGTATCCTTGGCATGCATTTTCAATCCATTTAATTAACCAACTGACATCTAAATCTAGTGTGTTAGGATACACTTGAATTTGTTGTCCACCACGAATACTTATGGCTGGATTGGTTGCATCATTAAGTTCTGGGTGTGCATGTAACGATTCTGCAAGATTAAAAATCTTACTAAATTCAACAGGTGGAACGTTTTCAATACAAATAATTGTGGGTTGAAAGTAGGCAATTTTTAAACTCATAGTATTTTGTCCAGTTGTATAATTTCGTTTTGTTTTGAAATTTCTTTAACAAAAAATACACAGTCGGGTTTATCACCGCCTTGAATTGGTGTTGTTAGTAACTGTCCGTTTTTCATTTTAGGAAAGTACCATTTAACATCGTTGTAGAAATTTACAATTTCAATTTTTTTAAACTCTACCCTAAACGAGCTTAGTGGATTAAAACATAATGCTTCAAACCCTCGATCATTTAAACTAGTTAAAGGTAAAATTTCTATGTCACATGCACTTGAACTATCGCCTACAGCAATACACCAGTCAATTGGCATTGTTACTTCTTGATTGCCTATTCTCAATACCATAGCTGGTGCATTAAAACTTTCTAAAAATATCAAAGGCATAAAAAAGAAATCAGGCTCGGAAGGATTGCTATTATCCAACACACTAAATCTTGTATTTTCGTCTACTTCTTCTGGTAAATTATTCAGAGAAAACGTTTTGTTTTCTAATGTCAATATATTCATATTTCCTTATTTTTGCCAATCCACTTTCTCTAATGTAAATGGATATTTGGCTTCCTTGTAAAATTTCTTTCTTTCTGTAAGATGCCGTTTTGCATACTTACAGGTACTGGTTATGTCCCAGATTTGTACAAAATCCTTGTCTTCTGCCTTACGAATGCCTCTGCCTATTGATTGAATAACTCTAACAAACGATTTGCCAGGCTCAAGAAGTACCATGTTAAAGATCCTAGGAATATTAATACCAACAGCCGCGACACCATAGGTCGCAACAATAATTTTATTATCACTGGTTTTAATTTCGTCATATTCTTCCTTGCGATCCTTGGTTTTTACTTCGCCGGATACAAATACTGCTTCTGGTAGCTCGTTTATTATGAATTTGCCTGAGTCAATTCTGTTAACTAATACTAATGTGTTTCCAGATTGTGATATTTTCTTAATTAACTTTGACACATAAATCATACGGTCTTCGTTAGTAACAAGATATTTTAATTCATCTGCATACATCTTAAATTCTGGTAAATCAATCATCTGCACTACGTTAACGTGACAAGTAGACAACACTCCCATCTCTTGTAATTCATGTGCTTTGATGCCGCCTACCACAAATCCTAAACTAGCAAAAATAGGTTGCGCTTCAAAGTCGCCTTTAGGAACAGTACCTGTAAGTCCCCACCGGATAGGTGCATTGCATAGATTTTGCGTGAGTAAATTCTTTAATACTTCGGCTTTTGCCATGTGTACTTCGTCGACAATAACTGTTTTTACTCCGTCAAGAAATTCAGCCAACGACACAATTTCATACTCATGTGCTTTGGATTTTTTATCTAAAATATTAAGACTTTGCCATGTGCATATGGTGTGTGTCTTGTTGAGATCTTTGCGATCTCCATAATAAACACCCACATCCAAGCCAACTGCAATAAAATCTTCTTCTGTTTGTTCAACAAGACTTTTGTTAGGCACAATAGTAATTGTGCGTCCATATTTTTCTGCTAGTTGACTTAATGTTGCAGTTGTGATTGTTTTGCCAGCACCTGTGGCAATTTCTTGAAGCGATTGTGTGTTAGTTAAAAATGTGTTAATTGCGTCAACTTGATAATCGCGCAACATAATAGGCTGACCTTCTTGTTGATGTCCTTTTGGCCACACTTTGCCTTGATCAGCCCAGTAATATTCAGTTACAGGCACAAATTCAATACGAGGAGTAGTACGTAAATCTTCCAGTTCGTCTATGCTAATATCCATGTTGGTCAGTATTTCAAGGCACTTTTCCAACTGGCTAAGATAGCCATTGCCACCCAGGCCAAACATACTAACTTTTCCATCCCAACGTCCTAATTTATACGCTGGCCGGTGACGTGCAGTTGGATCTTCATACTTAAATGTGTTAGTCAGTTTTTTACGAGCTTCTAAATTCAAGCCTTCAAATTTAATGTTAACTTCGTCTCGGATTACTAATTTCACGACCATAGTGATAACTTCCGTTCTTCTGCCAATGCAGGTTGGCTTTGATATTCAATGATAAGATCACAGCAGTTGGAGTATACTGCCGCTTTGCCATGACGCAATCCCATGCGTGTTTCTAATGCAAGTACACTCATAGGACGCCATGCATTTTTTAGGAAAAATTTCGGTATTTTTCCACTTAGTATACCGGCTACTTGTGTGGCATCATCCAGCTTGGCATTGTACTGTTTCAAGGCGATTGTTTGATTGAACTTTTTTCCGTTTTCATTATTTTCTAATCTAAAATAAATCCCAACATTGTCAAAAATTCCGTTTTCTTCCAATGCAGTAACCAATTTAGCCAGATTTTTTGTTGAAACGTCATCTTCAGTTTCGTCAAACACAACCAACAATGGCAATCTTTTCAATTCAACCAAACTGCCAATGACCTCTGTCAATGTGTGCTGAGCATTGTCAATCCATACCTTAGATTTAGACCGGTTTGCAATCACTTCTGTCAGGGTTTCTCCGGGGTTTTTAGCATGTTCTGTAAAATATTGGTACCGCATACTTCTATCATGAATGATGTTTAAATCAATAGCTGTTTCGATGCCCAGGTCCGAAGTAATTGCTTTTTGAAAGTTTTGATGCACAATATTTGTGAGCAAAAACTGGTCACGAATTTCGGGTTCTGACCATGATTTTATGGTGTTATAGTGATTTTGTATTTTTTCATCAATGTCGAACTCTAACGAAGATAGTACGTTCACTAACATGATGATATTTTTCTCAGTTAGGTCAGCAGTCCACAATTTTTGTGAATTACCTTGAACCAGTGTATCAGCTGTTTTTGCTAAATTGACCAATATTTTACGAATTTCTGAGTTAAACGTAAAATCTATGAAAATAGTAGGTTCGTCGTCAACCCCTTTATCAATACGCAATTTTCTTATTTGTTCTATTTGTCTAAATGCTCTTGACCAACGTGGCGCAAATAACGACTCTTTAATTTCTTCAGAAAATTCTGGTATTTTTTCTGAATTTTCCTTAAGAATCTTGGTAAGTAGTCTACTTTGGTTTTCAGTGATAAAAAAATTGTCTTTAATAGAAGTTGCAAGGCTTCTCAAGACTCTACTGTCTCGAGAATGTATTCTTTCTTCAATAGTAGGTGAATTAAAGTTTACAATTTTTATTAATAAATTATCTATTGTGTCCATATGGTTAGTATACAGTGCTTTTAGTCAAAGGTCAACCTCTTAGAAAAAAATAGGCCCTATATTATTTAAGGCCTATGTGGTCTGTTTTGAGCAGATTGATTATATACTTGCGTCTTCCATACCGGCCACCCGTAGTTTTACAATATTAGTAATTTGCCATTGCTTTTGATCAAGGCCTTTAGTAATGCCTAACCATTTGTTTCGAAGTAAGGCAAATTCGTTGATAATTTTTTCAAAGTCAACTACATCTGCCTCACCTTCTACAAACTTTTCACAATCTCTGCTACTTAGAGCACGTTGATAGTTTTCTAAATATTTTCGAAAATGGCTACTCTTAAGTCGTCGAAGTTCAATGTTGAGATATTCTAAAATTGCCTCAATTTCTTGTAACTGTCCGTACCTATGTTCAACTACACCAGGTAAGGATGCACTAGCTTTTTCCACATTACCATATAGTTTAACTTCTTTGCGAGCTTCGGTTAACTCACCTTCGAAGTACAATACAGCATCCGGAATGTTGCTAATATCTTTGGCAATATCAGAATACCAACCCATTAATAATCCTCGTCTTCTTCGTTGTATTCTTCCTCGTCGGCATCATCTGATTCTTCATCAAGATAATAGTCAATTGCAGAGTCTAATACACTGTCAACGCCGGTTGCACCTTGCATTGTGCGATCACTAACACCAAAATCTGCTAGTAAATCTACATAACGCTCTGCTACACTTTCGACAACTTTCTTGTCAACGTAGTCTGCAAACAGCAACCAGATGTCACCAATTTGTGTTTCATTCAACATTTTCTTCTGTCTCCTCAGGAATGGTAGTTGTTGTTTTGATCAAATGAAATTTATTCATTATCATATCTAATTTATCATCTTTCCATTCTTTTCGGTAGAATTTGAATTCCTCACCTGTTTCGGGATCAACCCATTTGAGTCTGTTGCCTTCTTGTTTCAGCAAGCCAGCTTTCTCGCACATGTCTACCATGCCTGAATAGGGATTCATGCCTGTTTCATATGGAATTTTGATCTGTACAGTTTCAAAAGGTTTAGCATAACGTGTTTTCATAATCTTGCATGACGCACGAATACCCATTACATCTGACACTTTGTTGCCATCCTCATCCTCTTTGAGTTTGAGTTTTTTCATAGCAACAACAATACTGGATGCATACACAAAGCCTTGTCCGCCTGAGATCTTGTCGTCTGGATCAAACATGTCCTGACTTGCATAAGTGTGGTTGGTACATACCATGCCCACATTGTAACTGCCAAACATGTTTACACAGTTACGAACCAAACTTGTGAGTGCCTTGGGTTTACGACCCATGTCTCCTTTCATGTCACCAGCTTGGAACTGGTTAATGTCGGTAGGGGTAAGCAACATACCCAATGAGTCTATGACAAATAAGACTTTAGGACGCTCACTCATTTCTTTGTACTCTTTCATGAATTCATGAATAGTTTTGGCCACATCATCAATCATTGCCATGTTGAGTTTAAGAAGTTTTTCTTCGCTGGTGTCTACACCCAGTGCGTGTAACCATTTTTCATCCAACGCATTTTCTGTATCAATCAAGATAACATAAATGCCCTGTGCTTGTGCGTTACGCACTAGATTGCCTGAACAGATAAAACTTTTACCTGCACCACTTTCACCGGCAAACACAGTGACTTTGCCTAATGGGATTCCTTTGTGGAAATCGCCGCTGATCAAGTAGTTGAGCGTGAAGTTGCCTGTGCTGACCCAATCTGTAGGATCGTTAAACCCTACACCAAGACCGTCAATACTTTTGGTCAAGGTCTTTCTAAATTTCGATAAATCGAAGGCTTTTGTGGCCATAAGTTAATTCTCCTAAATAAGATAACCAGGGCGTACAACTAGGTTGCAGAGGCCCGGGCCGTTTACGCTTTTTGACGATTGCGGATCATTGCCAAGATGTCTTGGGCACGTGAATCGCC